TAGGTTTTGGAAGATAAACAAGCCGATTTGAACAAAGCTGCAGATATCATCGAAAACGCAAGTAAAGATGAATTTAAAGACGATATCGACGGATATACTATGGATCTTGGAGATTTTGATACAGAAGAAAAGACGCAGGAATAGCCAGTTATGTTTAACCAAATAAATAAAGCAAATAAACAAACAGCGCAGAATCAAGAGTGTGACGACAGTATAAATGCAGCATTCGACGATTTTGAAGCATTTTAATAAAAATAATAATTATGTTTTGCCCTAATTATAAAAATAAATACGTATTTGATGGCTTCAATGAGATGATTGAAGCTTTTGGGGGCAAGCCTATGACAGAAGAGGAATTCCGCTCAGGCCCGCTAAGAAATTAGCGGACTGGGCAGGATTACCTTGCTATGGAGGCTGCCTATATAACTTATAACAGAAACGGTGGAAACTTCCTTGACGAAACCCCATAGGGCAAACCATCGTTGTTATTTTAGACTTTATTAAGTCATTTTAATGGAGATAGAGCCAAAGCAATAGTAGCTAAATCTAATGTGTATTCTGATGAATTCTTCAATTGGTTTGGAGATTGGACTTCTGAAGAAAAAAATAACGTTTCTGAAATAGTAGATGAGAACGGCGAACCTTTTGTTGTGTATCATAATACAAGATCTGAGTTTGATGAATTCGATAAAAAATATATTCGTACAGCAGATGGGTTTTTCTTTACTGTAAATGACACTCCAATGAAAGCGTTTGGAGGTAGGTAGCTCGCTGTTTATTTAAATGTTAAAAATCTAAAAGAAACAGATTCTACAATGCCTACCGGAGATGATTTTAATTACTAGAACGACGGATTTGATGGAATGTAGTATTTTTTTATGGACTCAGAGGCTTTTATAATACCTAATCCAAATCAAATAAAGCACGTAGAGAATCTTGGTACATGGAATCCTGAAGATAATAATATATACCATCTTAAGCGAGACGTATCTTTTAACGAAGATTCAGAATACTTTAAACCATCGGATATTGTATCATCGTTTGGTCAGGAATTATCTCAAAAACTAATGAATGGCGAAACTGTTAGTAGTAGAGATTTAATGCGAGCAATGCTGTCTAGCGGAGTATTTCATTCTGTAGATAATAAGCTAGCAAAAGCTCTATCCCTTCACGACGTCCCTGTGAGAATTGGGTATAGTATGAAGAATGGTTAGCTTGCAAAGACTGTAACAGACGGCGCAGCAAGTGTTATATTTATAAACCCAAATGAATTAAATCAAGTGTCTAAAGGGTATGTTGGTGTAACGCTTATGCACGAACTAGTTCATGCTGTAACAGTAGATATAATAAACCACCCTAAAACATAGGCGGATTTTGAGTTTGTAAAGGCAAATAGAGATGTATTTAATAAGATAACAAGTTATATAAAACATCTTGATGTACATTCTAAAAATGTAGTAGACGGTATGTATGCTCTCACAAACGAAAAAGAGTTTGCTGCATGTTTTGCTTCAGATCCTGTTGTTAGAGCATAGATATGTGGGCTTGCTGAGAAAATAGACCGTCTTAATAGAAAATCTAATGTACTATCTGCTTTAAAACAACTCGTAAATAAGATAGTAAAAGCGTTTGGAAAAAGAGCTGTATTTAGCAATAATTCATTGATGTCAGACATAGCAGATTACGAAAAAACGTTGACAGATTATCTTATAGGAGCTCCTACTATAGAACGTGGAAATACTGACAATTCTAAATTAAAACAAGTATACGCGAATACTAGTAAAAGTATACTCAACCACGAAGATTTTATTGAAAGTATGAAAATGCTTGAAAAAATGCAAGAGGTTGAAAAGAACTACTTAGCTACTAGTGGAGTACAAGTTCATAGAATTGAAGAGGTTTAGGAAATGCTTAATACACGCGTACAGGCACTTAAAGCGTCTTTGTTAGATTCTGTTGAAAAAGGTAGGTTAATTTCTACTACTGAAAACCAACTCGAAATGTTTGTTATAGACGAAGCTGGAAAATATAACGCTATTTAGAATTTGCTTAAAACAGCAGTTCCAGCTATGATAGAAACTGTAGATAAATTACGAAACATTCGAAGAGAGCACGGAGTATTTACAAATTCTGATTACATGCGAGAAATGCATGCTAATGTGGGAATGTACAACAAAGCGTTTGATACTCTGGAATCTATATTAGTTGACAGATCCAATAAAATTAGAATCGTTGAGGAATATAATAGAACTATTTAGTCAGACAAAGAAAAACTTACATTGGATGATATAAATGCAATGGAACAAAGCCTTAAAAACGCAAAATCATTCAGTGAAGAAGCCATTCATGTATTGGAGTATATGCTAAAAGAAAACGGAATACATACTCTAAAAAAGAAGGCTAAGGAAGTTGGTTATAAAGGCATTGACAAGTATATAGACGCGTTGAATGGAAATTCTGTAATAGATGATATATCATCGTTAGAGCTGTTGGGTGGTGCATCTGATGCTAGTGCAAATGATGCAGTACGCGCAATAAGTTATATGATAAATACAGCATTAAATAAAGCTCAGTTTGCCACGCAAGATAAAGAAACAGATCTATTAAAGCTACAAAAAAACTTAAAGCGAGGCGAAAAAGGATGGCATTTATATGAAACAGATGAAAATGGCAATTTTACTGGATATTTAGTACGTGATCTAAATTTCGGAAAATTTAAGCGTGACTATGTACAGGCTATCTAGAACATAAATAGAGATCTTATAAACCATTTCGGGTTAGTTACGTTATCTATAGACAATAGAGTTGCCCCAGATGGCGAAGCTGGAAAAAGAACAGCGGATATAAAAATTAAAGATGGAAGCGGCAATGTTACTATAAAAACATATACTGCAAAATAGTATTTCGAGGAGAAAAAAGACGAATGGTTAAATTCTCACTGTGAACGTAAATACAAACCTGAGTACTACGAGCATTATTCAAAATTGCCTCAAAGAATAAAAGATCAACTTGGCGCAATACGAACACAAATCGAAGCAATAACATCTAATTACAAAGATTTATATGATGCGGAAGGAGTTCCTCATTATGAACAACTATCTGATGAGGATTGGGAAAAACTAAATAAGCTTTGGGAACGAAGAAGATTCCTACGCAGCCCTATAAATGAATACGGATTTGAGCGTGAAGGACAGGATAGAGAAGATGCAGAAGCTCTTGCAAAACTATATGAAGACTTGTATGGTGTACCAAACCCATTTAAAAAGAAAAGAGATTCTACTAGAAAAGAAAAGCAATACAAAAAACAATAGTGGGAAGATGCAAGAAACAAGGTAATATCAAAATACGGTAAAGATTCGGAAGAATTAAAAAAATGGGATCAGCGAAACTCTATAAGGAAGTTAAAAGAAAACGAATTTGGCGAAGCATTAGTGTTTCTTGAAATAGAAAAAGAATTCGGTGATTATAAAATAAACTACGGCGAAGAGTATGAGAAATTAAAATAGCAGAAGAAAGATATATTAAGCAAATACAGAATGCTTAATGGTGAATACGATGCAAATAGTATCCCACAAGTCTTACTAAACGCTCTCATAGAATTAGACCGTAAAATGTATAGCGAACGTTACAAATCACGCGGAACAGATGGTCAACGAATCGCAAAGTTTAAAGAAGTGTGGGATAAGTACATCAAGTATGTAGATACCGAACAACTAATAAAAGCCAAAGAAGCAGCAAGAAAAGAAGCATAGCGACAATTAGCAGAAATAGAGGATATAGACGACGAAACCACTGAAAACGAATTAATGAATATAATCTTAGGAAATACCTACGGTTATATATCATTTGACGATGATCTTTTTGACATCGAAGGTACGTTTGTACCATATTCGTGGTTATAGAGAATGGAAGCAGTCGACGAGGAGTTTATGGAGATTGCTCCAAATGATGCGTGGATAGATAAGTAGGAATCAGATCTACTGAATCATAATTTCGACGAAAGTTATAATATGTCATATGTTCCAAAGCGAGAATTATATGACAACGAAGAAAATTACGCAAAAATATTCGGAGAAAAGGACAAAAATGGTGTACGTCACGGTGGATCAAAAACACTATAGGCTTTATACAAAGGCATTTTTGATACTATACACGAAGCTAATCAAATGTAGAACAGAGAATTTGCGGACGATTATTTACTTCCATAGCAAGAATGTACAGCAATGGAACGTCTGTATCGTAAATCTACATATAAGAGTTTTTGGGGGTTCTTATAGAGAATATTTGGGTTCGGCAGAATAATAGGTCTTTCTGAAGATCCAAACGACACAGAAATAAATACTGCGTATCAAGAACAGTCTGCTGGTAGAACATAGTCAATATCTGGTGTATATCCAGACGGAAGAGAGTTTCATGTAATTCCTACTCCATTTACTAGACCTCTTGAACACCCAGAATTAATATCGAAAGATATTGTTGGAATAACAAGGGACTATTATTTAATGTCAAGCAGATACAAAGAAAGATCAATCATACGTGACGATTGTGAGTTAATTCTCGACTTAATTAGAAACTAGGAATTTAAAAATTCTGACAGATTTGGGAAATTAAGAAAAACAACAGATACATTAAGACTGACTGGCGGTAATAAAGAACAATCCAATACGTTTAATTTTGCAAAAAAGTTAATAGAACGTGATCTTTACGATATACAAAGAGATCCAGTTGTTATATTTGGAATAGATTTTACAAAAATATTATCTTTATTAAAACGATATACAACCGCTAGAAACTTAGGAATGAACCCTAAAGTAGCGTTAGTTGGTTTCTTTACTACCATGTTTACTCATACAATAAATGGTATTATCGGTTATAAATATAGTATGTCTGACATGTTCAACGCAGGCATAATTGCAATGAATGAATTTGGTAGTAACTTTGCCGGAGCTAGATTTATAGGAGACAGGTTAACTAAAAATAAATTAATTCTTTTACTTGAAATGTTGGACATGTCCGATCAATCTGGCAGAAAGACTGAACATTCCAATAGAAATAGAATATTATAGGCTTTATATAAAAATAGTACGTTTGGTATAATGTCAGCAGCTGATATTTATTCAAAAGCAACCATAGCAGTAGCTACGTTATTATCTTACAGACTTGTAGACGGGTAGTTTATTACAAAACACATGATTGAAGAAAAACGTCTCACTGTAGGTGAAGAAGAATACAAACGCCTAATGAGAGAATTTAAGAAATCTAAGGTAAATGCTTATAGTATATTTGAAGGGGATTCTAAAGCATGGAAACTTAAAGTAAATTCAAACGACACGTCTCTTAAAGTAAAAGAAGAGTATAAAGCAGCTTGGGAGAAAATAAAGAATACAGCTGCAAATAAAGCTATAAAAAATGCAGAACAGGCTGACGGTATGGCAACGAGACTGCAGAAAGCAATGATGACACGAAATGCTTTAGGAGCATTTGTTCTTATTCACAGACAGTATATTCCACTTATGCTACAACAGACATGGGGTAAACGTGTTTATGACTTTGATGCTGAGGAGTATAAAGGAGGTTAGTTTAGAACATTATTTAATTATTGTAGAAATCTTTGGGCATCTAATGCGTTAGCTGCTGCTGGCGCAGGTGCTTTTATTGGATTAGCTTTTGGTGGATTCTCTCCTATATTTTTAGCAGGTTGCGGTACTATTTCTATGGCAACCAGTTTGGCTTACAATATAAAGCACAGAAATGATAAAAAGTCACTAAAAGATGTAAATAGAGATTTCTTTGGCATGGGTCTTGGCGAAGTATTAAACCCATTCGGAGTTAAATTTGCAGCTGTAACGGAAGGGCAGAATCAAGTCGATTATGATAATTAGATTGCGAATGCATATCAAATCAGACAAACTTTTTATGAAGTAATGCTGATTAACTTTGCTATAGCTCCAATAGCAAACCTTTTAGCAGCATGTGCAGATAATGTAGACAAGGATGACGATAGATGGAAATGGCTTCTGTTACAAACACTTGCATATTGGGCAAGAGCTACATAGTTTGAAACAAATAGTAAATATAATCTTATAGATATATTAAATAATGTAAAATCTGCTACTGCCGCAACATCTGTAACAGATGCACTACTTACATTTACTTCTGGTATAGGAACAAGCTTTTTCATGTCAACACTCGGTTATGGTAGAAATTATTCTTCTCAATCGCTAGTTGCCTGGATATATAGAACAGCTTTAAGTTTCTTTAGCGAAGACGATGATATTGCCGAAGAAGAAGGAATTGTTCAAAATGGAACTTATAAGGGATATTCAGAAGGATTTAGAAACTTCATGAAAGCTATTCCCGCTCATAATATATTTGAACAATTTATAGATCCATCAGCAAAGCGTAGATATCACGAAACACAAGTAATGAAACTTGATAAATTTGAACGAAGAAGTTGGCTCTACGATTGGATATGGGGTTATGAAGATGAATACGATGAATAATCTATATAATATGTATCGTATTTTGTGAATACAAGGACCCTATGAGTATACTTGTTATCATTTGGAACAAAAAAAGCCTTGAGTATTTTTTACTCAAGGCTTTTTCATTATAAAGGAACAACATTTCTTTTGTCATTCCTCTATATCCAGTTTTATCTACTATTACTACAAGATATTCGTATTTCTTTGGAATTTTAAATATAGCATAAACACCGTTATTATCCAAACCCAACCTTATAAAGTTGGGTTCAGATAACAAAAGCGTTTTTATTCTATAGTTTATTTTAACTAAATACACTTTAGATTCGTAACTATTACCAATCTTTTGTATATTCAGCGTTCGTATATAATTCCGCAAATTTGATACGTTATCTATATAATAAATAATAGAATAAATGTTATCACTCATCTGTTAATTTCATTGGAGTAATATCGTCCACATAATCAGCAAAAACATCTTCTTCATCACTTTGAATATCATCTTCAAATGCATCATTAATATCTCGCTGATTGTATCCGGCAATAAATGCAGCTTTTATCAAACTTTTTGTATCTTCAGAAATATTTGTAAATGTGTTTAAATACGTTTCTACTAAATTATTTATATTTTCCATAATTTATAAATTTAAAGTTTCACTTCCATCTCCTTCATAATACTCTCTACTGTGATCCCACGTATCTGTAGACTGATGCCACGCTATTTCATCCAGAGCATTTTGTATTATTACCATTCTAGAATCAACAGTATATTCATCAATATAGAACGTACGAATCTCATGACTACCAGCAGTATCTATACCAATAATGTAGAATTCAAAATCCCATATTAATGGGTTTTCTCCGCATTCATTTTCTAGATACCATAAAACAGCCATTTTATAGTAACACAGCTGTCTAAGATAATCATACTGGTTTATACTATCCTCAAAGTGCCACAGCTTTTGTGTAGTCTTAAGGTCGTATATGATAGCCTTTTTATTCTTAAAATCAAGAGTAAGACCATCCAACAGAGATTTACACTGTATCTTGTTTTCGTAACTCCAGTTTATATGGAATTCGTGATAATCAGATATAGGAGATATTCCAGGATCTCCAGTCACTGGAATAAAATCTTCTATATCCAAACCACGTACTCTACTATTTCGCGGCCATATGATGTTCGCTGCGAGCTTGTGAGATTGGATGTTTTGCTTAATCTTCTCAAGCATTTTAGCATCCCAAGGAGTTATCATAATCCTCCTATCGTTTGTCTTTAGGAAATCTATGTAATCCTTCAACGTAGAGGCTATTTTAAGCCCCTCTGAGAGCATAGTTTTCTCGCTCTTTCCTGCTACACTATACCCCAATTTATAAGCGCTCAGAATGGCTTTATCGGGCTCAATTTCAACAGTTGTAGCTAATGCCTGACAGAACTTCTCCTGTTGTACAGAAGAAGGTCTACTTTTGTCCCACACTACATAGGTTTTTTGGAACTCTTCAGGCTGCAAGATATACATGTGTATCATGCTACCCCGCTCCAGAACGTAGTTTTTCTCTTCAGGAGGTGGATTGGTTAACATTTTATGCAAATAGGCTGGTCCCTTTTGCAGAAACCAGCCTATGTTACTGTTCGAGATTCTTGTTAGATCTTCGTAGTAAGGTGTTTTTATGTCCATTTATGATATCTTTAATTAAATCAAACGTCACATTCCATAACTGTTTATCTACCCAACAATCTCTCACTTCAACAATTTTCATTAAGTGTCATTTTCTTTTCAGTTCTTCAATCATCTCGTTGACTTGTTTCTGGTTACGTACCAAATACAATTTAGTCTTAGCGTGATGTTTGTGCAAATAATACTTAAAGAGTTTCCAGCGAAGAGGAAATGAATCTCCTATAAGACCTTTACATTCTACTATAAAACCTCGCCCAACGAAGTCTGGTAGATATGTGATAGGTCTTATTTTTTCGCCTAAAAATTCGAACTTTGGTAGAAGAGTAAAATGCTTTGGCTCATACTTAACTGGAATACCAGCTTTCATAAAAGCTTCATACGTATAGAGTTCGAGTTTACTACGGAAATGTAGTCCATACGCATCGACCTTCGTCGCATTTTTAACCCTTCCTTTAGTCTTCATTAGTATCTAACTTGCTTATTTCTGCTATTACTTCTTTTGATTTATTCATCAAGCTTTTTACAGCATAGACTTTCACAAAAGTCATCATAATAGAACTAAGAGTTGCACCAATAAACGATCCAATAATAATATTAATCATATCTTTCTACTGTTTTAATTAACCATTCTTTTATAGCAAGGAACCCGTTAACTTTGACAGCATCGGATATGTCCTTTGCCTTAAACTTTTTATGAACGAATATAGCATCTAGCTTATATTGCTTACTATATCGTCTAGCATTCTTCACTCCTGCTTCATCTCTGTCATAGAGTATGATGATATGCTTGAATCTCTTATGAAGAGACTCGAGAACATCATCAGGTAGGAAAGTAGTTTCACTCGAAGGCGATACGGCAGAAAATCCCATTTCATATAAGCACATCACATCTTTTAAAGATTTAGTTACAATCAACAAATTACCAGATTCTGGTAGTTGAGCATAACCTTGTATATTAGCATTAGTTAGATTGTTTCTCCATTTAGTATACTTACTAGCTAATGGTCGATATATCTTAAACCGATCATCTACTTTATATGCATACATAGGACTATCTTCTTTGTATATTCCTCTTACAATGTTGTTAGATAGAAAATACTTAATACTAAATACATTAAACTTCTGTAGTGTTTCTACACTTATACAAAACTGATTCCAATATTCAATATCGACTTGAGTAAATGCTTGACGAACTATCCCGATCTTAGTATCCTCTTTTGGAGTATACGTTCGTGTCACAGTTGCCACACTGCTGGTTTTTCCGAGTCGCTTAACGATTCTCAGCAGCTCACGTTCAAGTTCGTCTCGTGATTCTATACCCTTATAAAGCTTTATAAAGGTAAGAGAATTACCAGAGATACCAGTTCCATGATCCTTGAATAACAAATCACCCGTCTTACTAGGAAATATAGCAAAACTAGGTACTTTGTCATCAGGTCTCAATGGACTGTTCATAAGCTTTCCAGGCTTAAACGAGCCTAGATAATAAGAATAAATGTCATAGTCGCTCAACTTGTCCAATAAGTCTCTGAGACTTACTGTAATAGCTGTTTTAGTGCTGTACATACTCTGTCCAAGCTTTATGCACAGACTCGTATGAATCTGCCTGCACTGCCCATACTGCAAATTCAAAGTATATGTAGTATGTATCAGGTTCTTTAGTACTGACATTTGTAACAGCTACAATACGGCTGACATCAACTTCAATAGGTAAGTCAATGCCTTTCTTTTTTACGCTTACTATTTTATTCATAGCTTATAGGTTCTATTGTGTGGGCATAATGGGATTCGAACCCATATTTCCTAGCCTTTTTACGTCCAGGATTCTAGCCAATTGAATTATATGTCCGTTTGTACCTGTCGATAGAAATACGCATACGTGCACATACGTAAATCATATTCTGCAGGTACTTTGCACGATTTTATAGTTTATGAAACAACGACAATTAGTTGTATGTCGGGATTCGAACCCGATTACGTAATTTTTCATACGCAGCCGTCCAGGATCATACTTCAGGATTTCTCCAACCCACGTACCGCCGTGTTTATTTGTAAGAGGAGCGGTACGATTTGACCTCTTCGTAGTATGGGGAGGATTCGAACCTCCACGTACTTTCTCGTAGGATTTCCGGATATCAACCTCCACCACTAACTTTTCTGTTTAAGTCGTTTTAATTCTTTTAACCATTCTGCCAATTGTGCGTGATCTTCTCCACATGCATCGCACTTGTGTTCATCTGCCATTTCATTACAATGATTGATCGCTTCATCAATAGTCATTATTCTACTATTCAAGTCCTTCGATACATCTTTTTTTTGAATCTTTGCTTCATATATGTACATTGCACAATAATTAGCAAAAAAGTTAGTAATTCCGGCAACAATGCAAGCAGACAGCATATCTACTTGTACAATCGCTTTTACTAAAATTACGCCTATTATAGAATTAATCATGCTTGCCAAAGAAGCGTTAATTTTAGTAGATTTTATAACTAAAATATCTTTTATGACTTTTATAAACGCACTTAAAAACTTTGTTAGTGATAAAATAATTAAATTTGTTACCATATTGATTATGTTTAAAATTAGTAAAAATTAAATTGTTAGGGGCTGAAGGATTAATCCTCCAGTCCTCCACCACTGACCTTTTCCTACGGTAGTCAGCACCATCTTGTTTGACCTTTCTCGTGCAGGGGCCTTCTGCATTTATGAGATTACCTATTTTAATTGTTGTCCGAACGGTTGTCAACACCGCTTTCTGTTTTATTTACAATAGCCAATAGACTTAGGGTATCGTCGTACTATTATAAATATGGTCGTCAGCACCAGGGCTCTTTTCTGCTCTCGATGTAACCTTCCCATTTGCTACACCAACAACTGACCATTACCAACCGCGACGGTCTTTCAACCATTGCTGTTGTTTAAGCCAATCATCATAATATAAATAGTATTTAGTACCATTTACATCAATTTCAAAAAGGCAGGTCGTCAGCACCTGTATTAGAGTCTGCAGTCACCGGAGTACTGTTTTCAGTAAGCGGATCTTTAGGCTTCTCATCGTCAGCCTTAATCGGGCGCTCCAGAAGGTCGCTCTTCCAAAGCTTAATCTGAGACTCTTCTTTTGCAACACTCATTGGTTCGATAAACACACCGTAAGAAGATACACGTGTATATCCTTTCTTGTCGAAGTTAACTTTAAGACGAACTGGATCATTATCACCATCTGCAAATTGCTCTTTGGCCCAGTTGATCATATCGACAAACGAACTACCTTCAAAGTCGTTATGACCTCCTTTAACTGCATCAAGAACCTGTAGAATACGACCGAACTGCTGATCATCACGAGCCTGCAAATCTGCATCTGTTTTAATCCACATGTTCTTCTCGTTCTTCCACTCAGTCATAGTTGCCGTTTGGCCCTGTTCATTCTCAAAGACTATCTCCAAGAAGTCGCGACCGTTGTCGGTCTTCTTCACGTTTACTTCCTTCAACGTAATATTCTCGTTAATTCCTACAGGCATGTAATTGCCTTCAGACACCACTGTTGTTGCTGTTTTTGTACTATACATAGTTCCTTAGATTTTATTCAGGTTTATAAATTTTATCCCAATATGTTGTTATGCTTCCGTCTTCGTTACCTGTTGCGATAACAATGTCTTTTCCGGCAATGTGACGAGCACGGGCCTCCATAATGGTTCCGTCTCCTCCAGATTTAAACGAAATATGAGTTTCATTGTCTTTCCGGTAAACGTAACCAACTGCATCGGCCATTCCACAAACGATTTTTCCCAGTTTTCCAACGAGGTCGATTTCTTTTGCGTTGACTTCTTGTCCGTCTTTATCTGTAATACTGTCTTTGACATGTCCTATAAGAATAAACTCGTCACAGAGATCTTTGAACATATCAATCACCTTCTTTACTGCTGTACGAAGGTAACCGTATCCAGCACCACGAGCAAGCGTTGTTACATCATTACCTTTCCAGTTTTTACCTAGTTCGGTTTGACGATACAACGTGCAAGCATAACTCATGCAAATATCCTCTAAACGAGTTGCATTATCAATTGTAATATGTTTATAAAAATGATATCCGACTTCTTCGTTCTTTGCTCGAATAGCTTGAGCAATCCGACCAAGATCTTCTATCGTGCGTGCTTGTACAGCCATAGCATCGATAAAGGTAGAACCACCTTCAAGATCTATAATCAAATTGTTAGGTATCTGAGCCACGCATGAAGTCTTTCCACTCTTCGGTAGACCATACAGTATGAGATACTGTGGATTTACTGAAGTTGCAGGAACTGGTTGTGTAGGTAGTACTAAGCTCATAGTTATTTCTTAATAGTAATCTTCAGACCATCTGTATAAATAATACAAATAGTCTTCTTCATGTTATCACTCATCTTAGCGAGAATCGAATCCATAGAACCGAACTCGTAGAAGTAAAAAGTCTCAAAACCAATGGTAATATAGTCATCAGTAAAATAGAACGGAGTACCATTACTCAGATAGTAGATAGTATCCTTCTTATACGGATTCATATTAAACTTACCGTAGTTCTCAAGGAACTTACATGCCTTGCTGAAATCACTAGCATCATTCAGAATAGCATTGATAATGTTATCCGACGATGTATTAGTGTTGAACTTAATCTTTATCTTAGCGGTATCGTTAGCAGTGTTGCCAAACAACCACGTATTGTTCTTCTTTATATCAGCAGCAATAAGGTCATCAAGAATCTTAGAATAGTTCTTAGACTTATTGATAGTGAAAAACGTAGAGTGATTATTGTTAAGAGGAAAAGTATACTTTGTCATAATTTCAGCCTTTTAAATGTTAATACTAGTCTGACACATTAACATTCGATGAGATTATTGAACATCAGGTCGTTTTCGAATTCAAGAATGCAAGGCTTACCAGCATCCCTGTTTTTTAAGATGTGTATGTACACCTTGTTTTTTACCGGTAAATGATTTGGACCATACTCTTGAATATTCAATATCTCTGGTCGATGAACAACCAAGACATAGTCACTGCCTTGGAATATTGCATCAGACGACGACAAATCACTTCGCATAGGATAATGCGAAAGTGGGTTATTAATCCTTTCAGAGCCCTCTATATTTCGATTCATCTGTGCTATTTGTATAACCGATGTCAGCGGTAATTTCTTCGCTTGTATGAAGACACGCTGAAGTTCTGCAATTGTTTCCAACACAGAACCTATTGGTTTAGTCAACAAAGCATGATCGTATAGAATAACGAAATGTTTATTCGTTCCCTTTACGTAAGAATCGTAGAAGTTAAATATAATCTCTTGAACTTGCATGGGAGTAGTAGGACTATCTACAAAGTAAATAGGATACCCCTTTAGCTGATTGCATACTTTAACAACTTGCCCGAATGTGTCGTCGTCAAGGTCCGTTTCCGAACTATACAAAGTCGAAGTCGTTTTCCTGAGCTTATTAGAAAGCGTCCTTCCAACTTGCCTAAATGCAACCATCTCTAGTGAGAAGTTTAGAACTATTACATCCTCTTCAGGATTAAGGTCAATAATATCAGTTTGTAAGAGATTACTAAAAGAACTCTTACCCGCGCTCGAAATGCCAGCTATGGTATAAACGGTATTTGGTTCAATACCTCCCATACACTGTCTGTTAAACTTTTTCCACCTAGTTTTTAGAGAAGCTATCTTATGCTCTCTACGACCCGCGATATAGTTAATTGCTTCTTGAGCAACAACATTCATAGGTCTTACTAAATTAGATAAGTTCTGTTCCATAGGAATTTACAGATTTTACGGTATTGTCATTCATTTCTTCTTCAACAGCTTCCCATTGACTACGAGTTAGCCAATTCCACATGGTCATCATATAACCTATGGAGCCTTCTCGCATTCGTTTGGAAATCTCAAAGTCTAGGCACTTTATGAGGTGTTCTGCCATCGCAGAACTGTTTCCACACTTTGTGTTAAAGAAATGACGACACTTGTTCACGTTTGCACGCAAATAGCTTTTAACACCGTCTTTTCGCATTACATATACAGGATACATCTCATAGAAGACATCAAAGTAGTCCTTTTTTGGAAGAACCGCTTCTTTAAGCTTGTCTGTTGGTTGATATGTAATACTATCACCTCTCTCTATCGAGGTGATTAGCTCCTGATTTACTAAGTATGATATTTCGTCTTCGCTTATAAGGCTGAGAACATTGCGGACGTCTTGATATGTTGGTTGATTCTTACCCAATACCATACTTAGGAACACTAGCTGATTCATATTGACACCTGGAAACGCGTCCAGGATTTTTGTGTTTGTTTCGATTATCATGGGAATAATTCCAATTGTTGTTCAGTAAAGTCAGCGATAATCTTCTTGGCTTCACTGATGTAGTAACGATAGTTAATCTTCCGATCTTCTATCGGTAGGTCATCAAACTTATTCAAGATTGTTACTCCTGACTTCGTTAGCATGTTTTCTGGATTCTCTTTTTCTGTCTTTTTAAACAAATATGGACCGTTAATACTTGCGTAGAATCTGTTAATACGTTGTATATACTTTCCGTTGTACAACACTTTAAACTTCTTATCGACTTGTTGGGACATTAAGAAGTCTCTGATATCTTTGTCAGATTTAACAAATTCTTCGACAGACTGTTTTTTTGTAAAGTAGTTTATTACTGCCTTTGGAATTACCACTGGAGCAAGTCCTTTGCCTAACTTGTTTTTAGTAATAAACATACCTTTTTCTTCTATCTCTCCGCCTTTCAAGACACCAAAGTAGTCATTGATAGCGTATTGATAGAAAGCTTCATACTCATCAGATTCAAACTTCAGTCTAGTAAGGCTTTCCACTTCCTCAATAGCATCTGAAATCGCCTGTTTAAGGCCCTTTTTAGCCCTGTAGACAACGCCGTCAGTGTTGCACTGAATAATCTCGCATCCGAGATCTAAAAGCCTGTCTACGAGCAAAAGAAGTATCAATTGGCCGTTTATGCGTATTTTAAACACATTGAACGGGTCGTACATCCAACTCACTTCTTGTTGCATCTTGCCTGTAGGTGAATTAAGCACAATTTTCAGAAACGCGTTCTTAATTTTCTGACCTGTATGTTTTGCTTCTAGTCGTTCGACTTTCAACTGGGCAAACAGTTCGCAAAATAGTTTTCCCAGATGACGAGGACCCCATTGATACTCAATGAGCAAGGATGGGTACATTGACGCCACATCAGCGTGCCCTATCACCTCATCATCGTTTGGGAGGAATATCTTAGGCGTATGGATGGTATGTATGCCACCGACGCCTATAGAATATACCACATTCGAGAGAACAAACTTCTTCTCGTAGCCTTTTCGCTCCTTAGAGTAAACTACCTGTTCCTTCATTTCCTCTAAGATGCTCTGTAACTTTGGATTTTTGTATTTTATAAATGGCAGTATGACATCCTTCAACGGAATATAATCCATTGGAGACCTCATTTCCTTTATAACATTTTTAGGAATACCTGACTTCTCGGAATACTTTTCAAGTAGAAAGGTTTCTGCCATTTTTACAGAATCCATAGATAAACAGTCTATACCGTGTTCTTTCTCAATGAAGAGTCTTAACTCGACTTGGTCTGTCAATCTATTTAGGAGTTCTGTAGTAGATTCAACATCGTTAATGTTGTATGCAATCATTTCATCTATCTTATCCTTAGGGATAGGAAGATCAAAATCACCGTCGTATTCTTGCACGTTGTTGTAATGCATTGTTACCTGCATTGTTTTCAAACCTACGCGTAGTTTACGACTAAATTGCATGGTTAGTAAATCCATTGAATAGAAGTACTTAGCATACTTCCATCTCTTGAACTTATCTTCGCTGCCATCTTCCGATGTAACGATACACTGCGATAAATTATACAGAGATTTGCATATCTTCCAGTAAGGCATACCTTTCATAACCTTATGATAGTCTATTATATAGTTAATAATAACATCATCATAATGTTTGTTATTATAACCACAAAACATCTTATCACCAAGATTGTAAAAGAAGAAATCAACTAGATCGTCTAGCTGATTCCTTCTCTCTGATATTTCGAACTTTAAAATCTGGTTACTCTCTGTATCTTTACAACAGCAATGGAAGCAATTACTAAATACCTCTATGTCATACGTAATAACATTTAAGTCTTTAATTTTCATGCTTCTGTTGGTTAGTTAGAAAGGGGAGGACACGATCCTCCCTACTATTCACATACCCTGATGAGGAGTTGTAAATAGCTTCAGGTTATAGCGCACTATAACGTCTTCTATGCGGCTTTAGGTAGGATTATCCTACCTCTCTGTCGCTTGTGGTCCTTTAGATTAGTACATATAAGGTTATTGCGTTTTGCTTTAACCCTATTTGTTATCTTCTGGGCCTTTTTGAGGAGCTTTGAGTCTTCAGTCAACTCGTTGACTTTATGACCGTCGCCGTCGATGTCTTTAATCTCAGCAACTTTCTCCTCCACATATGTCGCCGGCTTGCTTTCGAATCTGCCTACCAGCGGCAATTTGTCGTAGATCGAAACAACGAAGTTTCGTAAACGTTCTTCAGCCATCAAGCGTTCCTGATTCCATTTTTCAATGTCACTTCTGAACATCTCCATTGGCTTAGGGTTCTTGGCTTCCCATTTAGCAAGTTTTGCTTGGGTGAGGCGTTCCATGAACTCTACACGATTCATTTTCTTTGATGGCTTCTTAGGAAGAAGATCATAGTCCGAAGAATAGGTTACAATCTTGCGAATGTCGTGAGTACCCTTATTATAATACTTCTTCTTATACTTCTTCCTCAATGATTTTGGCTGCTCATGGCGCTCATGCGGCCAAGAATTGTCTGTGTCTATACGATGGTAGTGGCCTTCTTCATCCACACCAAACTTCTTGCCGTACGTACACACGTCAAACTTTCCTACTCGAGTAGTCTTATCCCATGAGTAGAAAGTCCACTTATAAGGATGAGTCTTCTTAGGTATTGTACAGTTATTAACGGTGTGTTGCCTACTATAAGCTGCAAGGTTCGCTACTTTTCTTCTACGAACCTTAAGACGAATGCTGTAATGTCCCATATCAGTCTTTCTATTAACTTAATAATGTACATCATGCTGCTTTCTTAACGTTTGTAGAGGCCTTTTTCTTTGCGTTAGAGGCCTTCTTAGAAGTCATGTGGACAACTGTTCCACCCTTCTTCTTCGAAGCCTTCCTTGCGCGTTTCTCGAAGAGCATCTTGGCCTTAGCTAGCTTACGAGCTTGCTTGTTATGCTCCTCCTTTCGCTGCTTAGCATGTTCCTTGTGGTTGAGGTGAGCAGCGATCTTGTCTTGCTTGCGCTTCTTCTTAGCGGCCAGTGCGAGAGCTTTCTTCTCAGCCTTGGTATAAGGCTTCTTAGCCTTCTTAGTCTCCTCAGAGGACGAGGGCCAGCTGAGCTTCTTTCGAATAGCATACGGATGAATCTTAGTACCATCAGGAAGCATCTCACGAAGCTCCTTGAGAAGCTCATCGTCTGCTATCAACCATGCGTAATAATCCGTGAAGATCTTGCATTCGATGCTATCGTTAGTAAACATCTCCTTGATCATCTTTGCGTTGTCGCGATTGAACAGAAGTAGGACGTTATAGTTGTGAGTGCCTTCGAGAACCTTCTTAAGTTCCTCGATCTTGGCGTTCGTCTCCTCTTCTGACAACTTCATCCTCTTAGCACGACGCTTCAGGCAGTTGATGCGGAAGTTGCGATATTGTTCTTCTCGCTCCTTTCGAATCTTGTTGCGCTGTGCCAGCGTCTTTACTTTCCCAGTAGGAACTTTCGTATTCTGCTTAGTATCGAGGGTGATAGTTGTATTCTCGCTAGTGGTCTCATTGTTCTTAACGGTTGCCACTTCTAAATTCTTTTCTTTCATTTTGATAATGTTTTATGTTAATATTTGCAGTAAAAACTGCGTTAAAACTCACGCGAATGTGGTTAGTAAGAGCATCGAACTCTTTAGACTACCTCTATATTTCTTTACATATATTTGTTCTAACCTAACCAGTCTTTTTACGCAGTAAGATAATTCTCGAACATCTCAGTCTCGTTTGTTATCTCTATCGAAGTATCAGTGTTGAACTTCTCAAGAATTGCGTCGTACTTGTTTGCCTCCAGCTGCTGGTTATGAATAAGCTGGTTGATCTTCTCCTTAGAGAATGTCTCCACACACGACAAAGCCTTCTTACCCTTCTGAGCCTTCGTCTTAGGGTCGAGTGTCTTTATCATCTTCAGGAGAGTGATATCTTCCTTTGCCTCACAGGCGGAAAAGATTGCAAAATAGTTTGTCTTCTTAAACTCCTCGTAGTTGAACGTTGTAATACCCATATTCAGATACTGAATCATACCCTTGAGCATGATACGCTTCTGACGAAGCTGCTGGATATAGTTATACAGAGCCTTAAGGTCCTTACCAGAACCCTGCTTTGCAGCAATGGCCTTCTTAGACATCACGTTCTCAGCACGAATAATGTGACTGCTATTAGTAATATCCATGTCTATCTTCTTCTTGAGGTTAAGAATATTTATCGCATTCAACTTAATTGACTTATTATTTGTCATAGGCACTTTGATTTAGTTACACATGTTAATTATAGTTGAATTCGAATATCATTTACCGTGTAATCTATAGCGAAACAAATCCCTACAGATTTAAAGAATGACACCATAAGAAATGCGTATGAATCTCCCTCAGAAGTTCTACATTTCTTATAGTGTCAATATCGCGTATGAGAATATTCTAATATCTAAACTTGATGTTAGAAGTTCGCGTTAAAGCATTACAGAATGTCCCGCAGGCTTCTGTTCACCCCCGCAGAGGTTTATGCTTTGCGACGTCCTCCTACCCATCGAGCATTCAATACTTCAAATGGTTCTCCAACTGAGTCTACTACGTAAAATTGCACAGCAGGCTGTTTGGGTCGTTCTATTTCGATTTCTACGCCGTTTGAGTATGGACAACCCATTCGCTGAGTTGTAGTCACCTTAGGCTCGCTATTGAGATTAGGCTTACTACCCTCAGTTTTCCAATACCCTTCGGCCGTTAAATGTCGACATACGTCGAAGAGTCTGTCGATAATCTGGTTGTATTCTTTGCGATGAATGCCGGTAAGAAGAATCTCCCTCGAAAGTCCTTCTATAACGGCTTCGTTTGCGTTTGTTCCAACCGTCATCTCGACCAAAGCGTCCCAAGTTTTAAGAACAAAGTCAGCAAAGCTGATCTGTTCATAACACTTGATCAAATTGTTCCAGAAGCCACCGAAACCACCCCAAGAATACTTGCCGAATCGCATTCGTCCGTTCTCGGTGATGATTTCGATGTTATAATAATCACGATGTTTAAAGTCGCTGGTTACTTTCTCTAGAATTTTGTTTTCTTTGAGAAGTGCTTTTACTAGGTCGCAGCTCTTGGGACTAAGCGTTCCTGTCCCTGTTGCTTCCATAGCTAGTCAGCTTTCTCAACAACAATTGATACGGATCCGCTGCTATCGGTCGAAGGCTTCACTGCAGACCGCCGAAGATTCTCTTCGTACTCGTTCACCTTCTTCTCGTTACCTTTCATGGTCGAGATAAGCGAGTCGATCTGCTGCTGTATAGCTTTCTTGAGCGCCGTAAGACGATCAATCTCGTTCTGGTTCAATTGATTAATCTTCGCCAGAAGGAGCGGGCCGTTTGCGAAAATACGTTTCTGCCCGGTGAGAGCCTCACGAAGAGCTTCATCAGTTGTCTGACCGAATCCGTTCTGACCAGCAACAATAGCTGCTTCAGCTTCCGTATCAGTAC